AAAAAATAGTTCTTGACAAAAGTATAAATCTTTGGTATAATAATGGTCTTATTCAACTGGAAAAAAGTATTTAGAGTATCAAGAGGTAACTTACGTAGTTGCCTTGAAATTATGCGTATAATAACGTATAATCCGATACCTAATAGTAAGTACGATACCGCATATAAGTATGAAGGTTTCGACTTTAAAGGCGAGAGCTTCCTGGTTCATCCAGAAAAGCTCTTTGAAAACGCCTATAAATATACAGACCGAGAACTCGGTACGTATATTTCTCTTGCAGCTACGAGAAATTTAGCAAATTATCTAGCAACAGGAGATACAACTATAGATACTCTTCTTCTACCCGAAGATGAGATAATTTTTGAAGAAATCAACAACAATAGGCTACTTAATGTAGATGATACAGGTAAACTGCATTTTCTATATGAAGAAGTCCCACAGGAGAAAATAGTATGGCATTAGCATTTAATCAAACGAAAGGCGAAGCACAGAAGTCTAGCATCGTCACTTATCAGTACAATGACGGAGACAACAAAGTTCGTCTCGTAGGCGATGTACTCGCTCGCTACGTTTACTGGGTCAAAGGTGAAAACGATAAGAACATTCCTCTTGAATGTCTTTCGTTTGACCGTAACGAAGAACGTTTCAACAACAGGGAAAAGGACTGGGTTCGTGAGTTCTATCCTGACCTGAAGTGTGGCTGGAGCTACGCTATGCAGTGCGTAGACAATGGACAGGTTAAAGTTATTAACCTGAAGAAGAAGCTTTGGGAGCAGATTCTTACTGCTGCTGAAGACCTGGGTGACCCAACTGACGTTGAAACTGGCTGGGATATTTGTTTCAAGCGTGTAAAGACTGGACCTCTCCCCTACAATGTTGAGTATCAGTTACAGGCTCTGAAATGCAAGCCTCGCGCTCTCACAGATGCAGAGCAAGAAGTTCTTGTAGACCTGAAGTCAATGGATGAAGTAATGCCCCGTCCGACTCCAGATGCTCAGAAAGAGCTGTTAGATAGGTTGCGTAATGCACCTTCTGAAGAAGAAAATGATATTGAAACCCTCGAAGATGAGTTCAATATCGGATGATTCTTTTTACAGCAGACTGGCATATAAAACTGGGACAGAAAAATGTCCCAGTTGCCTGGGCATTAAATAGGTATAATCTATTTTTCGATAGAGTTCGAGAGATAGAACGAGATTGTGTAATGCACATTATCGGTGGTGACCTATTTGATAGGCTGCCTACAATGGAAGAGTTAGAGTTATACTTTTCTTTTGTTCGTGGAGTTTCTACTCCTACGATTATTTATGATGGCAACCATGAAGCAACGAAAAAGAATAGAACATTCTTTTCTCAGTTAAAAAGAGCAACAAGAGACATAAACCCTCTGGTATCGATAATAGATAATTCCTATATAGATGAGAATCTAAAATTCGGAATATTGCCTTATCGTGAACTACATAACAAAAAGAGCATAGAAGCTTTTGATAGTAATATGCCTTTGTTTACCCATGTTCGTGGGGAGATTCCTCCTCATGTAAAACCAGAAGTAGAGTTACATCGTTTCGATTCATTTCCAGTAGTATTTGCAGGAGACTTACACTCACACTCTAATACTCAAAGAAATATTGTATATCCAGGTAGTCCAATGACTACTTCTTTTCATAGAAATCATGTAGATACTGGTTATCTGCTGATAAATGAAGAGAACTGGACTTGGTTGTGGGAAAAATTTGAATTACCCCAGCTAATTCGTAGAACTGTATCTTCTCCTGATGATATGGTTCCTACAGACTACGACCATACTATCTATGAGATAGAAGGTGATATACAAGAGCTTGCTGCTGTAAAAAATTCTGAGTTGCTAGATAAAAAAGTTGTAAAGAAAAACTCTGAAGCCTCTCTTGTTATGACTTCGGACATGACAATGGAAGACGAGTTAGTAGAGTACCTACTCTACATCTTGCAGATAAAAGAAGAAAATTTAGAGTCAATACTAGGAATTTACAATGATTACTCTCAGAAAGCTCAAATGGAATAATTGTTTTAGCTACGGAGAAAACAATGAGCTTGACCTCGATGATGGTACTTTAACTCAGATTATTGGAACTAACGGGATGGGGAAGTCCTCCATCCCGTTAATCATTGAGGAAGCACTATATAATAAAAACTCCAAAGGCATAAAGAAAGCAGATATACCGAACAGACTACTCAACAATGGATATGACATCCAATTAGAGTTCACAAAAGATGATTCTAGTTATTCGGTAACTGTAAATAGAAAGACTAACATAAAAGTAAAGTTTGAAAAAGATGGCGAAGATATTTCTAGTCACACTGCTACGAATACTTATAAAAACATTCAAGAAGTTCTTGGAGTGGATTTTAAGACGTTTACGCAGTTGGTATATCAACATCCGAACAGTAGCTTACAGTTTCTAACTGCCACAGATACAAATAGAAAAAAGTTTCTAATTGATTTGTTACATTTAGAAGAATATGTAACACTATTTGATGTATTCAAAGAAGCCGCTAGACTCTCTTTCAACCGTAAAAATAGTATTGAATCAAAAATCGCAACTGTTGAAAAATGGTTGAATGATAATAAATTGAGTGATACTACCATACTTCCAATGCTAAATATTGAAATTGAGACGGAAGATGAAGAGAAAGAATTAAGTTCTCTGACGGTAGAATTTGAAAATATTTCGGAAAAAAATAAAAAAATTTCACAAAACAATAAATACATCGAGATACTCAAGTCCATTGATATCAATGAAGCGAATAGAATTGATGTACCAAAGAAAGAATCCTATGACTCTTTACAGAGTGAAGGCGGTCAGTTAAAATCTGAAATTACTGCTGCTAAAAGTTTTCTTTCTAAGATTGAGAAACTTGGAGACCACTGTCCTACTTGTGAGCAGGACATAGATGCAGAATTTAAGCAAGGATTGATAGACAAAGAACTTGCTAAAATAGATGAAGCTACTAATAAGTTAAAAAGTGAGATTATACCTGAAATAGAGCGTATAAAAGCAAACAATACTCTTTATGAGAAAAAGATTAGTATCGAGAATAACTGGCAAGATGTCTATAAATCTATAGATAAATCTTTGCCGACTTCTCTTGTAGATAGAGAAGCATTAGAGACTCGAATACAAGAACTTCGTGGTGAAATTCAAAAGAAGAAAAGTGAATTTACTGCGATAACAAAAGAAAACGAAGAAAGAACTAGACGCAACACTAGGATCCAAGTAATACTTGAGCAAACTGAAGGTTTTGAAAAAGAACTTGCAGAAGCTCAAGAAAGTTTAGAGCAGGAAGAAGCACTTAATATTAACCTAGAAATACTGAAGAAAGCCTTCAGTACTAATGGTCTTATCGCCTATAAAATTGAGAATCTAGTGAAAGAACTAGAGACTCTAGTAAATACATATCTAGCAGAACTATCTGATGGTAGATTTACTTTAGAATTTGTAGTGCAAAATGATAAGTTAAATGTGCAGATTACTGACAATGGAAACATAGTGGATATACTAGCACTTTCTTCTGGAGAACTTGCAAGAGTAAATACATCGACTCTGATAGCTATTCGTAAACTTATGAGTAGTATATCAAAGTCAAGACTGAATATACTATTTCTTGATGAAGTAACAAATGTACTAGATGACCCTGGTAGGGAAAAGCTAGTCGAAGTATTACTTGCAGAGGAAAACCTAAATACTTACATAGTAAGTCATGGATGGACTCATCCGCTGCTAGAAAAGATAGAGATAGTAAGAAAAAATAATATCAGTTGTTTAGAAAGGTAGTATATGGTAGATTCAAGAGCAAAAGGTGCAAGAGGTGAATATCTTGTACGAGATATGCTTAGAGAATATACAGACCTAAAGTTTGAGAGAGTACCCGCTTCGGGTGCTCTCGAATACTTGAAAGGAGACTTATATGTTCCTAACGAGAAAAACAGGTTCTGTATAGAAGTAAAAAATTATGCTGATTCTCCGCTAACAGATAAGATTTTTACTCAGGAAAAAACAAATAATTTGATACGCTGGTGGACAAAGGTACAGGCTCAAGCAAAGCAAGGTAGCCAAGAACCTTTATTATTTTTTAAATACAACAGGTCTAAGGTATTTGTTGTGACAGAAATTAAACCGCAGGAAAGTAGCAAATTTTTCTTTATTTCTTGGCTAAAATGTTATATAATACTGGCTGATGATTGGCTGAAAGATGAAAAAATCGAGTTTATAAATTATGGTAGCGTTTAATTTTTCTGACAAACTAATAGACATTGATAGTAGTGCAACTTTGATAGTTGATGCACTCAATCTAGCCTTTCGCTGGAAACATCAAGGTCGAACTGACTTCTGCTCAGACTACATACGTACAGTACAGTCTCTAGCAAGGTCATATGATTGTGGCAATGTAATCATTACTGCTGACTGGGGCTCTTCTACTTATCGTAAAGAAATACACCCAGACTACAAACAAAATCGTAAAGATAAATTTGCTGAACAAACAGAAGCAGAAAAAGAAGCGTTTGAACAATTCTTTTTAGAATTTGAAAGAACTCTGGAAGAACTTTCAGAAGATTATCCTGTACTTCGCTATAAAGGTGTAGAGGCTGATGATATAGCCGCACACCTAGTTAAAGAAAAAGATAAGTATGGTCTTGATACTATTTGGTTAATATCAAGCGACCGTGACTGGGATTTATTGATTGGAGAAGGTGTTAGCCGTTTCTCATATGTAACGAGGAAGGAAGTTACAGTAGATAACTGGTCTGACTCCTACGACATTGACCATGAAGATTACATCTCCCTCAAGTGCCTTACAGGCGACAAAGGTGATAATGTTCCTGGTATTCCAGGTATCGGTCCAAAGCGTGCCACAGACTTAATTCGTGACTATGGCTCTGCTATGGATATTTATGATGCTTTACCTATAGATAGTAAGTACAAGTTTATTCAAACTCTAAACGAGAATGCAGAACAGCTTCTTGTAAACTATCAACTAATGGATTTAATTACATATTGTGATGACGCAATAGGGTCTGAGAATATATCAGACATTGAGGGGAGATTATTAAGTGCAAATTAAGTATAATCGTGACAAATATTTGTCTGAGTTTGGAATTAAGACTCTCCAAGACAGATACATGATTGAAGGAGAAAATTCTCCTCAAGATGCGTTTGCAAGAGCAGCAAAAGCTTTTGCAGATGATGATGCCCATGCACAACGTCTATATGACTATGCAAGCCAGCTTTGGTTTATGTTCTCCACTCCTGTGTTGAGTAATGGAGGAACAACTCGTGGACTACCAATAAGCTGCTTTCTTAACTATGTAGATGATAGCAGACACGGAATAACTAATCATTACACAGAAAATGCATTTTTATCCTCCGTTGGTGGAGGCATAGGCGGCTGTTGGAACGGGGTCAGGAGTGTAGGCTCGACAACGAGCAATGGCTCCGAAAGTACGGGAGTTATCCCATTTCTCAAAGTTGTAGACGCAGAAATGCTAGCATTTTCACAAGGTGTAACAAGGAGAGGTAGCTATGCAGCATATTTGGACATTTCTCACCCAGAAATTGAGGAGTTTCTTGATGTTCGTAAGCCAACTGGAGGTGATATTAATAGAAAATCTATTAATTTGCATCATGGTGTTGTTGTTTCAGATGATTTCATGAAACTTATCGAAAAAGCAACAAAAGAAGATGGTTATGATGATACCTGGGAGTTAAAAGACCCACATTCAGGCAGAGTTGTAAAGAGTATACCAGCTAAAACACTTTGGGTAAAACTTATTCAAAATCGTGTAGAAACTGGTGAACCGTATATCATGTTTGAAGATACTGTTCAGGATGCTCTGCCTGAGTATCAAAAAGAATTAGGATTACAAGTACATCATTCAAACCTTTGTTCAGAAATTACACTCGCTACTGCGCGTGACAGAACAGCAGTTTGCTGTCTTTCAAGTGTAAATCTGGAAGAGTATGACTCTTGGTGCGACAATGACCAGTTTATTCCAGATTTGATAAGAATGCTGGACAATGTACTTGAGTATTTTGTAAAGAATGCTCCGAATGAACTAGAAAGAGCACGTTACAGTGCTTATATGGAAAGAAGTTTAGGTCTTGGAGCAATGGGATTTCACGCTTATTTGCAACGACACAATATCGCATTTGAGAGTGTCTCTGCAAAGATAGCAAACATGAAAATGTTTAAGAGGATAAAAAATGAAGCAGTCAAAGCTACTCAGGCTCTTGCTGTGGAGCGTGGAGAGTGTCCTGATGGTCGGGGCTATGGTATTCGTAACGCTCATTTATTGGCTATCGCTCCTAATGCTAGCAGTAGTATTATTTGTGGCAACACTAGCCCAAGCATTGAACCTTACCGCGCTAATGCGTTTGTACAGAAAACTAAGACAGGAAGTTCGCTTCTCAAGAACGAATACTTAGAGCACGCTCTTGATGAGATTGACATGAATCATGACGAAGTATGGCAGAGTATTGTAACGAATAACGGCTCAGTACAGCATTTAGATTTCTTAGATGACTATACAAAAGATGTCTTTAAGACTGCTGTAGAAATCGACCAGAGATGGGTAATAGATTTAGCAGCCGACAGACAGCAATATATTTGCCAAAGTCAGTCATTGAATGTGTTTTTCCCTGCAAACGTATCCAAGCAAGAACTTCATGCTATACATATGATGGCATGGAAAAAGAAAGTAAAAACTCTATATTATTTAAGAAGTGAAGCCTTTAAGAGGGCTGACAAAGTATCAGATGAAGTATTACGTCAGCAGATATTTGAATCTCTTGACGAGAACGCTTGCGTAGCGTGTGAGGGCTAAAGATGCTATTAGAAGAAAGAAATTATTACAAACCTTTTAATTATCCGTGGGCATTTGAATACTATAAGACTCAGCAACATATGCACTGGCTTCCGAGTGAAGTCAATCTTGCAGATGATTTGAGAGATTATAGAGAGAAGCTCACACCTGAGAATCGTAGTCTTATAAACTCGATTTTTAGGTTTTTTACTCAGGCAGATGTAGACGTATGCTGTGGATATGCAAAGCACTATCTACCTACATTTAAACAGCCTGAAGTGCGAATGATGCTTGCAGCTTT